CGCCGATCACCTGCGCGTAGCTCGGAGCGCTCTGCGTTACCAGGCTCGGCGTCTCGGAGAGATAGCCATAGGTCCCCTCCGAGAGCGTGCTCCACCCGTCCAGGATGCCTTGAATGATGATCTCCACTGTCGCCCCGCTCGCCCCGCCCTTGCCGATGATACCCATCGCGGGCCGCAGAGTGGCCGCATTTGCATCCGCCTCATAGGCGTAGCCGTCGGCATCCTTAATGGCAACCACGTCGCCCGTGGCAAGGGTCTCTCCGGCCGTTGCGGAAAACCTGACCCAGGTCTGGCGCACGGTGTATGCCGCCTGCGCCTCCGGCGCAGCGAGCATGATCATCATAACCGCAGCCATGACGATCCATGCCCAAGCGGCCGTCTGTTTTCTGAAGATTCTTGCTATCATCTCGTTCCCTCCCGTCAAAAGATTGTTGATGTTCGATCGCGACTGCCGATTTTTAAATCATCACTCGACAATCGCAAATCGCCAATTTTCGCTTACACTTCGGCCTTGTACCCTGCCTGATAGGCGATAGCCGCGCCCGCATACTCGTGCCGGATCTTGTGGCGGATCTCATCTGCCACGAAAACCTGCTCGTTCTGGGGGCTGTCGGCCACGAACATTTCGGGTTCCTGGCGCCCGTTGAGATAGCCCATTTCCACGATGTCCACCACGTCGGGGGGATACAGGAGCGCCCAGTCATCCGTATCGGTCAGCAGGCTTAAGGCTACTGGATTGACCTTCCCCATCATCGGATTTCTGACCTTGTCGGTCAGATCGTTTGTCGCATAATAAAACTCATCCTTGGCCACCTGCTCGATAAGATGGGTGATGTCGACCGGCCCGATCAAATTGGGTTTGACGTTCGGATCATCCAGGAGGCCGATCCTCTCGCCGGAGTCCTTTTCCGTGAATTTTCCCATTGCCACATACGCGATATAGGCCGTCGCGATGGTGAGCGCCGCCGCCCCGAGGTTGCCGTGCCCGTTTGTAAAGAGAGCCGTTCCGTCTGAGCATGTGGCATTATCGACGATGAAACTCCAGACGTATTTCCCGTGCGTTCTCCGCGCAGCGCGGCCCAGCCGGGAGACGCCTCTCTGAATCAGCGAGATGTCGTCGTTGATGATCGCCTTGCGCGAAATCGTGAGGATATTCCCCCGCTGCAATACCGTGTAGGTCGATTCCTCGTCGGTCAACGCCGCAATCTCCACGTAATCGGCCGCCTCGGGATCCACCGTCGAAAGATCCGGGAAATAACCCACGTTAACGGCTTCCTGCTGTCTGAAATCCCTGACCGCCTTGCGGACCGAGATCAAAAGATCCTCGCGGTAATTGACCGCCAGATAATCTTTCACCAGGCGCCTGCCCATCGTATTTCCGAGCGCATAGGTAAACGTGGCGCTGTTGATATCCATCCGGCTGCGGAGATCGGGAGGAAGATTATTGCGCATGAATCGCCCGGTCACTTCCTTGTCCCCGGTGAAAAACTCATACATATCGCGCAGGCCGCGAAACGCCGGCACCTCGTCGAATTTTTCAAGGTCCTGCCTGCTCCTCAAAACCGGGTCGTCGAAAAACGGCTGGTTATCGAGCCGGGTCATGCGGCTCATGGCTGTCATATCCTCGCCCGTCAACCCGAATGCCCTGTCCATTGCCATCTGCGCGCGCTGCACCGTCCCGATACCCACGCTGATCCGGGTCTGATCACCCACCTCCAGCCCCGGCTGCGGGTTGAGTTTGGCGAGGTAATCCTTTTCGCCGGCGACCGCCCGCTGGATTTCCTCGTCCGTTGCGGCCTTGCCTTTGAACAGATCGCGGACCCGTGTCTGGGTCGCTTCAGGCAGCTCGCTTTTGGCGAGAGCCTTATCGAGAGCCATTTCGCTCCGCAGGATCGCCACGGCTTCGTCCTTTTGTCCCGGATCCTGGGCGGGCCCACCCGGTTTCATTTCGGCGGCAATGGCCCGCAGTTCATCATCTGTCACCGCCTCGATTGTTTTCCCGGACAACAGATCCGCGCGCATTCGCAGGATCAGGTCCCAAAGCTGTTTCTTATTCATGATCTCCTCCTTTGTTTGGGCGGCGACCGCCCGGTTGAATTTCCCGCCCGCTGCGGGCCGCGTAACGATATCCACGCTATCGGCCGCCAGGAATTTGACGGCGCGGATAACGGATCTTCCGTCTACAACATCTTTGCGGGCCCGCACGGCACAATCATAGGAGAGGCCGTAAACGGGCGCGCCGGTTTTCATGGCTGCAATCAAATTTTTCCCGAGCCATTTTGCACTATCAAGAAACGTCAGGATGCCCTTCATCCCCTCGCCGGCCACGTAGCGCACCCCGCTGATCGCGGCCGCCTTGTTTTTGACCAGGAGCTGTTTCAGGTCAAAGAGCACATCCGGGACATGCGTAGCGCCGGCGGGAAGTTCGTACAAATTCACGTCCACGTTTTCAAAGATGCCGCTGTCGGCCGCATCGCGTAAAACGTCCTCGGATAGATACCAGCCATTTTTGGTAAACCCGGGCTCGCAGATGGTCACGTCCCAGGCCGCCCCCTCCGCATCGCGCGCGCCCTCAAGCCGCATGGTGGTCTCGAGCGCCTCATCGCTTTCCGTTTCAGCCGCAGCGGCGCGGGCCTCCACCCAGGCCTTCTCGACTTCTTTCTGCTCGGTTCCCAGCGTCACGGCGCCGTCGAGGATCGACCAGCCGATCTGCCAGTATTTATCGTCCTTCCGGTAGATCAGATAGGCCGGAAATACCTCCTGCAAATACGCCTCGCTCTTCTCTTCCGAGAATTTATCCCGCACCGCGTCCCAGAGCATGGAGTTGATTGCATCGAGCGACAGGTCTTGCGCGCTGCGCATCTCTGCCGGTATGTACCACTGCGGTTTCTTCATCGAGTGCCTCCTTTTTCGCGTATCTCGTTTTGTCGTCTTTCCGTGGTTACTTCTTTTTCTTTCCCGTAAGGGGCTTCATTTTTTTGCGGATGATTCCGTCCACCCGTATCGGATCCAGAGGCTCCGGCTCATCGCCCTTTTTGTAAAACACCTTGGCTCCGCCATTGGTTACGATGACGGCCTCCTTCTCCCCGGCAGCATTGATCCTGATCCGGGAATTGAACAGATATTTCAGGTCGATCCCATAGGCCTTGCAGCCTTCGGCGACGAGGTTATTGACCTTCGTGGCCGCCTGAAGATTTTCCTTCTGTTCTTTCACTTGTTCGTCGTTTTTATTTTCCATCGCGATTTCCTCCCGGTTAAAAGTTAATCGTTATTGAAGGTGGCATGGACAAACTCATTTGTCCGTGCTCTTCTCTCCGCATTAATCATAAATCGCCCTCGACTGATACTCGACCGGCTCCCATGTTTTCGGCTGCTTCTCCCAGTCCGGGGAAGTAAGCACGTGCGTTCACCCGCAGTTGACGACTTCCTCCGCCGGCAGGCCCGGAGCGTGGGGATAATCGATATACCCCAGGAATTTTTCATCCACAGGAATCGTCACCCCATCGAGCCCCGCATGATGCGCCCGGGGTTTCGCCTTGCCCGAGCTGATCCATTTTTTCATCCACACCTGTTTTTCTCCCCCCTTTTGCAAAGGGGGGCCGGGGGGGATTTCTTTCACCACCGACTGGATCCGCGCCTCCCTGGCCAGGCTGTTCACCTTCCCCAGCTCAGTGCGAGTGATCGCCTCGGCCCTGGCCGCAATCGATTTGAAAATGCTCTTATCATCGAGGTTCCGCCCGATCGCCTTGATCACCTCCTGTACGGGTTTTGCGCCCATGATCCCGAGGGTGATTTCGCCGTTTACGCGCTTGAGCGCATCCGCCGAGAGCCCCGAGATCAGATCCGCCGAATACCCCTGCGAGATTTCGAGCGCAACGCGCGAGATCTCCGGCGCCAGAACCTTCACCCCGACGAACTGAAGAGGAGAGTCCACCATGTCGATCCCGGCATTCCAGTGATTGAGAAGGGCCGTCGACTGCTCGCCCATATACCGCTGTTTAAACTGTTCTATGGCCCTGTTTACGCCCTCTTTAAGCTGCGGGATGTAACACATCTCCCACTCGGTGGATGCCACGGCAGCCGCCACGTTTTTCCGGGCCCCCTCGAGGATTTCCAAAGTCTTGACCACCTCGCGGTCCTCGAGCCGCCCGACCTTCTCGATCAGCTCGTTCTGCTTCTTGATGTAAGCCCGCTCTCGCTTCGTCATCCGATTTCTGTTGCCTTTCAATCAACAATCGCCAATCAACAATCATCAATCCCGGTAGTCATCTGTGACACCGGAGGCCTCCGCCTTCTTCCTCTTCCCCATCTCCTCCAGAATCTCCTCAACGCCGACCTCGATGCCGAGCTGAGCCATGACCAGGCTGAACGCCTTGATCGCGTCCTCGCTTCTCACCCAGTTCTGATTCTCGGCCACCATGAGCGCTGTAGCGAATTGAGGCACCCCGTTGATGAGTTTCGAAAAATCCTTTTTCGAGATCTCCGGCATATTGACCGTGAACCCTGCCTTTGCCTTCTCCTCGCTCAATCTCTTGGCGATCACCGCCTGGTCGACCGCAAACCGGCAGATATCAATGAGAATCTCTTTGCAGTATCTCTGCCTCTCGTCGAGGTCTTTTACGGGCACCTGCCCGAACTGATCGGCCTCGGTCTGGTAGGCCTTGCCCCCACCGCCGAACCAGGAATCCGGACGTCTCGCCGCGCCCATAATGAACGATTTCCCCATCTCGAATCCGGAAGTGAAATCCTGCGCTTTCAGGTCCGGCGCCACCGCGCTCCATTCGACGTTTTCATTATGAGCGCGCACGCTCCCGGGATCGGGCGCGCGATTATTGCGCTGCCAGTCCCTGATCTGCTCCTCGTTCATCCCCTTCAGGAGCACATCCCATATGAAATTGAGCAGAAACTCGGCACGCTCCAAATAGTTGTACCCGTAGCGTTCCAGCCCGTCGATCCAGTCGAAGAGTGTCAGAAAATCGCTCCGGCCCCAGGGGTCGTTGGGAGGGTGGTTGATCGAATAAAAAAAACATTCCCCCATCAATTTCCCATAGGTTTTCGAGGTGAAATTTACATCCTCCCTGATTGCTGTGAGTTTTCTCCCGCTCCGCCCATACATGCTTTTAAGCTCAACCTGCACGACGGTCTCGACATCCTGCGGCAGGGTGAATAGCTCGGCGATATTCTGAGGATCCACATATCCGAGCGTCACGGCCCCGTTGAATTTGTTGACCGTGGCAGACCAGCACTGGGACCCCAGGAGCGACATCCACATAGTCCAGAGTGGAACCCGCGTCGATAATTTATTCCGCGACCATAACTGGGCTAGAATCTCCGCCACATCATCATCCGAAGATGTGGCGCTGATCTCCTCGGCAAACAAAAACGCCTTATCCATGAGGGCCAGGCCGCGAGTCATCGCCGAATGATCCCACATAAAATAAGCGACCTCTATCATCCGGTCGATGTCCACGAGCCTGATATCCCGCCTCTGCCCGCCGCCGCCCATAAGAGGCCGGTACCCTTCGTTTTTCGGGTCATAATTGGCCGTGATAGGCATGGCCATTTTCGCCCGCGCCACTTCTTCCTTGACCATCTCCCTAACCGCATCCGCGCTGTAAAGGCCCGGCGCCAGCATCTTAGCTATTCGTTTTCTGATCTCCATCAACCCCTCATTTCCTGTCTGTGTGGGTCTGTGGCTAAATTTCCGTTCCGCGCCCCGTTCACGCCGCCTCATCCTCTTCCCGTTCGTGCTGAGGTATCGAAGCACGAGCGGTCCGCCCGAATCTTCCAAACACCCCGCCCACACGGCCCAACAGCCCGGGCCGCCGCTGCGTCATCGTCTCCCGCTCCTCCGGATCCACCCCGACGCTGATCGCCCCGCCCGTACCCTGCAACTGAGCCACCGCGCTCTCGAGCGCGTCCGGCCCGTCATCATTGACGTTCGTGTCCATGATGTAAATGAGCTGCTCTACCAGGATGTCCTGATCGCTCTGCCCCTTACGGAACCTGAGTTTCCCGAATTCCACCAGGGGCGCCAACCGGTTGACGATCCTGGCGATCTTGTCCGTCGTATGCCGCATCTTGACCAGGCGAATGAACCGGCCCGACTTCTCCGCATGGGCCTTGTAGGAATCGATCAGAAAATCCTCGAACATATTGATCTCAACACCCATGCCGCACCCGAACTCTTCGCAGATCTGCCACACGGCATCCCACATGGCATTGACCGTCGCGTGCCGGATCCAGGCATGGAGCACTTCCATCATCCGGCTGTCCTTCTCCTGCCCGACCGCCACGATGGATTTGAAATCCGTCGTCTCCGTGCCCTTTCCGGATGGATCGAGAAATGCCGCCACCTGCCAGACCTTCGGGATCAGGATCTCCGGCGCCGGCACGTAGAGTATCCACTCCTCGCGGATCGGGCTCTCCTCGGCCCCGACCTTGTTGCGCATCTCCCGGTTGAACCGCACCGTCCCCATGCGCCGCTTGAGCTTCTCCAGGCTTTCTTTCGGCCACATATCCGGCCACAAAGGAGAGTCGTCCTCCCGGTAGCAGTCATAGACTTTCGCCAGGGGATACAGTTTCTCCCCGGTCTCTTCATCCTTGGCATTGATGAGCTGGGAAAGGACCGATCGCGGCGCGAATAAATTACCCACCATGAGAAACGAGTAATTGTCGGCGAGCGACCCGAGCACGGCCGTGAGCAACCAGTCCAGGGCCTCCTTCACGAGCCTCGGGTTTTTGACATTTTTATCGTTCTCGAGGTCATCGATGATCACCCGGTCCGGCCGGTACTGGAGATTCTTGAGCCCGCGCACCTTCTCGCCCCGGCCTCTCGCCAGGATCCGCACCCCGTGCGCGGTCGTAAAGTCTGCATCGCGCCATCTGCGGCCCCTGAAATTGCCGAAGTCGTGAATGAGGCGCGGATTTTCCTCCAGCTCGATCCTGATCGGCAGCGTGAACCCGGTCGCCTGATCGTTCGAATCCGAGATGATCATGTCGAAGTGTTTATTCTGATAGGCGCAGTCATGCACCGGAACGCCGAAGGTGAAAAAGGTGCTCTTGGCATGACGCCTGGGCGCGGCAATCGGGATGATTTCCTCCTGCACGTCGGAAAGACCCGCCCACTCCTCGTGAAAATCCTCACAGGGCTTTGAGAAGTAGTGGGGCAGATAGGTCTCAAAAAAATAAAGCTTGTCCCATTTTCCGCGAGATATGCGCTCCGCCTGCTTCTCCGGCGTGTCGTCCTCGAAGGGAGAGACGCTCGCCTTGATCCAGTCGCGCAGTTCCCCCGCCCACTGGTCAAAACGATATTCAGTTAATCTCGGTCTTTTTTTCAATGCCTCACGCCCGCTCGCATACGCT